CAACCCGGACACCCACTGGTAGGCACCAGTGCCACGCAACCCGAGGGCGGAGGCGAAGTCACGGCCCGGGGAATACTTGGCTTGCTGCACCTCAGTGAGGGCATCTTCGAATAGGCCGTTGTCTTGCTTCTGGTTGGCTTCCGCGAGGATAGCCTTCTGAGCATCGGTGGCTTCCCGCATTGCCTGTTCCCAGCCGATACCGGAAGCAATCAGCATGGCGGCTTCTACCCGGTCGGTGCCGTACTTGGCTTTCGCTTCATCGATAGCGCGGGGACGGAAAACCCGGTCACCCTTATCGTTGGCGATCTCCCACGCGGTACCCCAATTCACGTCCTGATCGTTGGCAATCGCGGCGGTACGGTAGGTGCGGGTGATCACGTCAGCGGTTTCGTTCAACACCCACCATGCCCCCTTGAATGGGGCGGCAGCGGCTTCCTTAATGTAATGCCCAGCAGATTGCAGCCACCCGCGTTGCGGGTCCACCGGCAAATCCTTGAACGCTGTCAGGGTCTGCTGCTGTTGCGGACTGTACGACTGGTATTTTTGGGACGCAAGATCGGCAGGCAAATTGAGTAGTTCCCGGTGGGCAGCAAGAGCCTTCGATAGACCCTCAATCTGCTTACGCCCTTCGGGGGACAAACCTGCCAATGCAGCGGCTGCTCGCAGATTTTCCGACAACTACATACCTTTCGATAGCATCAACTGGTAGAGGACCGCGATTTCCCCAGTTTCGTCATAGGGAAGCATCCGTTCCAGTTGATCGGAGAGCCGCCCACGGGGCGTACTCATGCCTAATGCGGCGGCACCCGGTCCGGGGCCACGGTCAATGCCTGCGGTGATCGGTTCATCGGGACGCTGCGAAGGCGCATCCAACGGCACCACGGGCGGCAGTACAGCCTGCGGCGAGGCGGACGCACCCGGCTCCACCCCATTCATGCTGCCGGTAGCGGCAAGCGGGGCAGCGGTCTGCAACGCCTGCATCTGCACCCCATCGCCATAGTTTTGGGACGGGATTGCTTGTGCGGGTTGCCGCTTGTCCCCGGGGCCACCATCGGTGCGACGGGCCATCTTGCCGGGACCGGACACGGGTGCCGGATGCTTAGGCTTCTGGTAGCCGCCTGCTGGCATCAGTGTCCTCCATTGTTTCCAAATCGATAGTCAAGTTCTGCCACGCGGTTTCCACATCATCACGGTGCCGCACATGGTTCTCCACCAGCGTCACCGCCCCCTCCAACATGGTGGTCACCACATACGAGAAGTTATGCAACGTCATCGTGGTGAGCAACAACCAATCGGAGGGGCGGGTGGGACGACCGATCCCGCGTTCCTTCGCCATCCCAACCCGCTTCCTCGAAAAGTTACTTCGTCTTCTTCGCGGCCTTACCCGGGCGACCAGCCGGGGTGTAACCAAACTTCACATCAGCACCCTTGGGCTTGACGAAACCCTGCGGACCCTTGCGGGGCTGCGCGGTCGGAGCCGGTGCGTGAGTACCCTTCTTCATATTCACCACCTTCACTAACCAGCAAGCGAAGCCAGAAGCCCCGCAAGATCGGGTTGACCACCGGGGGCGGGTTGCCCCATCGGGGGAGTTTGACCGGGGACAGGGGAACCCTGTGTGGTGGGAGGCTGCTGTGCTGTCGGCTCAACGCCTGCCCCCGGAAGCATTTGTGGCTGTGGTTCGGGACGGAAGGCTTCCTCCACCACGATCTCCAACGGCTTGCCTTTCTGCCGTCCCTTGATCACATCGGCGATCCGAGTGATCACTTCCGTCGGGTCAGCCCCATTGGATGCCATCATCGGGATTGCTTGCGCGTATTGGGCGACCGCGACCCGCAGTGAGTCCCGCATTTCCTCAATATCAATGTTCTGTTCCTCTTGGGTGACATTGATTTCCACGGGAATCTCACGCCGCGCAAACTCGCGGGACACCAATTTATCGCCCCGCATTTGCAGCAAGGCGATGATGGCGCGGTTCGGGTCCAAGCCAGCCATCAAACCGTAGGACACATCAACCGTGTAATCGCCCTTAATGTCACGGGACGGCTTGTACTTCAACACGAACGGGGTACCGTCATCGGAGCCACGGATCGTCTTCTCCATGCTTCCGAAAATCTTGTCATCGACCTCAAAACAGAGGCCAATCAAGTCCGTGAACAGTCGCGCAAACTGGGCTTGTGCTGCCCTAATCTGGGTATCGAAACCAGCCGACAACTCCTGTACGCCACGACCGGTGATAATGGAGGCATCCATTTGGCCGGTGCGGGTTTCCGGGTATCGGGTACCCAAACGTAGTTCGCGTTCCAGAATCTGGGATTCCGCGAACACTCCGGGTGGCATTTCCAGTGGGACACGACGAATCGACTGTGGGTTCGCGGACCGCATCACCGAGTCGGGACCCAACGCCAACTCTTGCACATCCTGCGGGATCGCAATCGGGGCTTGGATTGACTTTTCGGCAGCCTGAATCTGTAGCACCGCGAACCTTGCGCGAGCCAACTGGACACCCAGTACGTCATCGAACTGGCCGCGTTGCTCCCCATCCAATGTGGGTCGCATCCGGACCCGCGCCATGCATTTACCCAACGGGTTCTTCACGCGGGACAGGACAAGGTTGGCGCGTTGCGGCAAATACAGCAGGGTCTGGTCAGCATCATGGTATCGGACAAGCGTCAACTGGGTGTTGCCGTTGTTCACATAGTCCGGTTTCTTGTTCAGAATCTGTCCAGCGAACTCCGGATACATGGCTGCCAGTTCATCGGCTTCCATGGTCATCACTTGGGCAATGGAAATGGTGCGACCGTACCGGTCCACTTCCGGATACAAACCCCACGGGGAGAGCAGGGAGATGCGGGGGGAGTTGGTGTCGAAGTCCAGTTCCACGATTCCGGCGATCATGCCGTACGTGTTGTACCAGTCGGCACCTTCATACATCTGCAACTGCAAATCTGAGGATGTGGCATAGTATTCTGCGATGTGGGTGCGGACTTCGGCGGCACGACGCTGCGTGTCACTGGTGAGGTTCGCGGCACTGCAGTTGAAGGAGGGGAGGGGGGCTTGTGTTTCCGCGATATCGCGTGCCGCTACCTCAATCATGTTAGCGATCAGGGGACGCTGATAGTCGTCGGGGAACATTCCGGGGAAAACTTTGGAAATGTCGCCTTGACGGACCCGCATCACATCCCGCATACGGGCATCACGACCCGCGTTGCGGGTTTGCAAACGAGTAAGTTTCGTTTGCACCTGATTCACTGTTAGCAAGTTGAGTGTCCTTTACTCGGTACCGCGTCCGGCCTTATAGCCGGGGATGTTGAACGGGTCGCCCTTAGACTTCTTCAACGCCTTATTGACGGCCTTCGCCTGCTTCTTCCCCGCCTTGATCGCTGGCGGTTCCTGCACCTTCGTGGTCCGCTTATAGGTTCGGGCAGGTGCAGTCTTCGTTGCAGGAGTCGCAGAGGGCGACTTCTTCGACGACGGCTTCGCTGGCTTCGGCATTCAGACTCCAAGTGGAAGTGGCAGTGATATCACCAGAAGGGACAGGCATTACTTCTTCTTAGGCTTCGCAGCAGTGGCCTTCTTTGCGGCAGCCCGAGTCTTCTCCTGCTTCATCTGCGCCTTCAAACCTTGATTGTACTTTTCGTTCAAAAACTGCAAACCGTTCTTCGCGTTCTTGACACCACGGTTCATAGCGCGTTCCTTGCCGCCAGCACGCGCTGCGGAAGTGTCCTTAGCCATAATATTTCTCCTAAACGAATGTACGGGACTGTTCAGCAAGGGCATCTTCTATATTGATAACGACCCGTTTGCGTTGCTCTATCGGGGTCAGGAACGGGTTGCGTAGATGATGCCGATCCACCCGCCCGTACTGCAGTTGCTCTCTGGCCCTGATTTCGCAGAACCAGAGAGCCATCACCATGTCCGTCTTGCCCTTAGTGGTGGGTGACCATGTGATTAACTGCTCAATGAGAGCCTTAATCATTTCATGTTGATCCGACGGCAAATGGATCAGATTATCGCGATGGTGTTTGCCATCGGCTTGTTTCGTCCCAAACAGTGGGGACATGGAGGCGACACCGAAACCAGCATCCCACTTATTGGAGCCAGTCAAATGTTCCCGCAGGATCACGCCCCGGGTAGCCAAATGTTGCCGGATACCTTCATCTTGGGTGAGGAACGCTTGGAACGCGTTCTTCTCCACAATCCATTCCGACGGTTGATACTTATCGGTCCAATGGAAAATCAGTTCCCTGATCTTCGCGGGGGACGGGGCCGTCATTTTGATGGCTTCTAGGATGTATCTTTTGTTCGTTGTCCGGTTGACCGCATACGCAACAGCCGCAGTATCACCCACGATAGCCGGGTCCATACCGCAGACAATGAACATATTAGATAGATCGGTAGGATGCCCGGGCCAACCCGGTTGTAACGGGCCTGCTTTCCGCATCCCATCAATCGATCCCTTCACACACACCGGGTCGAACGCGGAATCATCGGCCACATCCTGCTGTTGATACACCAACGCCCACGTCGATACATCCATTTGTTGCCGTTCGGCGGACAAATGGATACCATTCCAGCGTGGATAATGACCCGCCTCATTCCTAGAGGCTTCATCCTGCCCATCGAAAGGCTGATCGGACCACGGCCACAAGGTCACCCATTTACTGGGGTCCTCATCTGGCTCCAACAAGGCTGGCATCGCCAAATAGGTCCACGGAACCTGCCCACCCGGATACCTATCGGGTTGGCGTAACTCCCGATACAGGTCCACGGAGGCAACCCGGGTACCCAGAATCACGAGTTTGCCGGTGGGTCCCAGACGGGACCGAACATCCTGATTCAACCATTTGATTTGGCGTTCAAAATCGTTCGCATTACCCAACGTCACTGCGTCATCAAGGATGATCAGGTCGGCTCTGGCACCATAAATCTGGCCACCGATACCGATAGCCTCAATATTTGGGTCCTTCTCGGAAGAATCCCGCAACTCATCCCCGAAGAAGACGCGAGTCGCTTGCCATGTCGCGGAAGCGGTCTTGAACCCCACCCCCGCGGCGTAGGCATCCTGCAGGGCTTGATACATTGGGTGGGTCAAACGCTGCTTGACGGCATACAGGAAGTCGGCAGCCATCTTCTGGGTTTGGCTGATGATCTTGATCCGGATATTCGGATCGATACACACCCGGTAGGTCACATAGTCGATCGATACGGTCATCGACTTGGCGTGGTTCGGGGGAATATTGATCAGGACCCGATTCGGCAGACCCTTCTCAAAAGTCATTGCAGGATGCAACCAGTGCGGGTCCCGGCCTTCCAACAGGTCAATCATGTTCTGTTGATGCGGGAACGTTTCCTGCCCCAAATACTTCTTCCGGAACTCCGCGAACGTGAGTGAGGTTTCCTCCGACTCGGCTAGAGCCTCGCCCCGCAGACTGCCCCGGATACGATCCACTTGCCCCGCAAACACCTTATCGGTGCTACGGTAATATTCATAGGTTTTGATGGAACGACCGGCCTTCTTAC